ACAGCAAGGGTACCAAGAAGCTCTACGCCCTTATGGGTAAGGCCCATAACGCTCGCAAGAAAGCGGGTCGGGGTCAGGACACCAAGGTCGCCAAGGGTCTGGGAGCTCTGAGGTGATTATCTCTCTTGTGCCTCCGGATCACGTAATGAACGTGTGGCCTGCCGTTGCGGGTTACGTGGAGAACGCGCTTGAGTATACCGATGGTCGGTACGAGCTTGATGACGTGCTCGCCATGGTTGAAGGTGGCGGGTTCCTACTCTGGATAGCCTTCGACGACGAGTCCATCAAAGGCTGCGTAATTACCCAGATCATGGATTACCCCCGCAAGCGTTTCCTCGGTTGCCCCTTCGTTACGGGCGACAACTTCGCATCATGGAAGCAGCCCATGTTTGAGACCCTTCAGCGCTATGCGCGCGACACCGACTGCGTCGGCCTTGAGGCTACTGCGCGTCTCGGTTGGGCACGCGTGTTTAAGGATGACGGCTACGAAGCTATGTGGCAAACCTTTCAGCTGCCAGCGGCGGGAGTAACTCATGGGTAAGACGACACCTCCTCCGCAGGCTCAAGAAGTTAAACAGATAAGCAGCAATATACCAGAATACGCACGTCCGTATTTTGAAAACGTCACCAACCGGGCGATGGCGGAGTCGTATCAGCCGTACACTCCGTACCAAGCTCCTCGTATTGCTGGCTTCACTCCGGCGCAGGAGCAGGTTCAGCAGAACATCCTCGGCTTGAGCACCCCAAACCAGTTCGGCTCTGGCTCTGCTCTGGCGTATCAGGCGGGTCTTGGCGCGCTAGGGCAGCAATACGATCCCAGCCAGTTCAACGCGCAGCAGGTAGGGGCACCCAATCTTCAGCAGTTCCAGATGGGTCCTGCTATGGGTGTGAGAGCGCAGCAGTACGATACGCCGCAGATGGGCGCTGCGCGGACAGACTTTCAGCCTAACTTGCAAGCGTTCCAGATGGGGCCTGCTCGTGAGGTAAGCTCTCAGCAGGTTAGTGCTCCTGAGATGCAGGGAGCGCAGACTGGTTATCGCCCCGACCTACAGGCGTTTCAGTTTGGCCCTACCCAACAGGTGTCAGCGCAGCAGGTAAGTGCCTCTGACATGCAGGGAGCGCAGACTGGTTTCGGCCAGCAGCCGCTGGAACAGTTCCGTATGGCTGGGCCGCAGATGTTTGGGTCTGAGCAGGCCCAGCAGTATATGTCGCCGTTTATCCAACAGGCGCTGGAGCCGCAGCGGCGCGAAGCTATTACTAATGCGCGGCGCGCACAGGTGGCTCAGGACCTTGGGTCTGCCCGTCAGGGCACTTACGGTGGTAGCCGTCAGGCACTTGCTTCCTTGGAGCGCGAGCGCAACCTCGGTCAGCAGCTTGGTGATATCGAAGCGCGCGGCATGGAAGCGGCGTTTGGTCAGGCGCAACAGCAGTTTGAGCGTGACCGCGCAGCGGGAATGACGACGGGTCAGCAGAACTTGCAGGCTGCACTTCAACAGCAGCAGCTGGGCACCCAGACGGGTTTGCAGGCGGCTCTTGCTAACCTGTCCAATGAGCAGCAGGCGCGAGTCAATAACCAAGCCCAGCAGTTCCAAGCGCAGGGGATGAACGCCGAGCAGGCAATGCGCGCTTCGCTTGCTAACCAAGGTGTGGATGTTACCCGCGCGCAGGCCAACTTGCAGTCGCGTATGCAGACGCAGGAGCTTGGTGCTCAGCAAGGATTGCAGGCGGCTCTTGCTAACCTCTCGAACGAGCAGCAGGCGCGGGTCAATAACCAAGCGCAGCAGTTCCAAGCTCAAGGGATGAACGCCGAACAGGCTATGCGCGCTTCGCTTGCCAATCAGGGCGTGGACGTCACTCGGGCGCAGGCCGACCAGCAGGCGGCGCTTCAAACGCAGCAGCTGGGGACTCAGACTGGCCTTCAGGCAGCGCTGGCAAACCTCTCGTCGGAACAGCAGTCAAACGTCCAGAACTTGGCGGCACAGCTTCAGACGCAGGGGATGAACTCTGAACAGGCAATGCGCGCTGCGCTTGCTAACCAACAGGCTGGGCTCACTGTTGGGCAAGCCAACCTACAGGCTCTTCTGGGTACGCAGCAGCTGGGGGCTCAAACGGGTCTTCAGGCGGCGCTGGCTAACCAGCAGCAGAACCTCGAAGCGCAGCGGCTCGGAGAGCAGTCGCGCCAGTTTGGCGCGGGCCAAAGGTTGTCTGGCTTGCAGACCGCAGGCCAGATGGGTCAGACGCTGGGTAACCTCGGCCAGTATCAACAGCAGGCTAATCTCCAGCGGCTTGGAGCGCAGGGTGCGGCAGCGGCTGAGCAACGTGGCCTCCAGCAGCAGTACCTCGACCAAAGCTATGCGGACTTCCTGCGCCAGCGCGACTACCAGATGGAACGACTGGGGCAGTTCAGCAACATCCTGCGCGGCTTGCCGGTGGGTCTCAGCTCGACTCAAACGAGCTACGCAACGCCGCCGTCATTTGGTTCGCAGGCACTTGGTGCCGGTCTGGGTGGCCTGAGTATGGCCCGCTTGATGGGTGGTCCGTAAGGAGGATTAGATGCCTAAACCGTTCAGCCTCCAAGCCCCGGAAGATATCGCCAAGGAATATGGCGGTAACAAGCAGAAGATCGCGCAGGCGATGCAGACCGGGCTTGTCGACCCCACGGCGGGTACCCTTGCGGGTATGTTCATCGACCGTATGCGCAACGCGCAGATGCAGGAAGGCGCTCAGCAGCCGTCCGTAGCGCAGCAGGTATTTGCCCCTCCAGCCCCGCCTGCTCCGCCTCCCGGTGCTCCGCCTATGGGTGGTATGGGTCCGCCTCCCGGTGCTCCTCCGATGGGTGCTCCGCCTATGGGTGGTATGCCACCTGCGCCTCCGATGGGTGCCCCGCCTATGGGTGCTCCCCCGATGGGTATGGCTGACGGCGGCTTGGCTGCGCTCCCCGTTCCGGAAAGCATGTTCGATGAGCCCATGGACGGCGAGTACGCCGGCGGCGGCATCGTGGCTTTTTCTGATGGTGGTCCTACCAATTACTACGGGATGTCTACCGATCTGGGCGCTAACCTCGGCATGTTGCAGGATCGCTTTAAGCCGGAGACGGAGTTCACCGAGCGCGAAGCTCAGTATATCCGAGACACACTATCACCTGAAGCCCAAAAGAAGCGCCTCGACAATGATCTGGCCGTTGCAGGTCTTGGTCTAGCTTCTGCCCTATTGACCACTCCGGGTGGCATAGGAGCGGGGATTGGTAAAGGTCTTGAAAATATTACCCCCATCCTGCGCGAAAGCGCGAAGGAGCGCCGTGCCGAAGAGCGTGAGGCTATCAGCGTAGGCGCACAGCGTGAGCTTGGGCGCAACAAGGAACAGCGCGAGCTTCTTTCCACTGGCTTGGGCATGGTGGAGAAGGCCGGCGGCTTTGCTGAAGCCGCTAAGACCCGTGAGTTCCAAGACAAGTGGCAGCGTATGGACGATAAGACCCGGCGCGACCTTGGCTATCTTACGGCTAGCACGCAGCTTCAAGTGGCGCGCGACCGCAACCAGAGCATCACTAACTTCCAAGAGAGGCAGATGGGTCTCTTCCGCAACCTAGCCATCCCGCAGGCTAATAAGGTGGCGCAGGATCAGCTAAAGACTAATATAACCTACCGTAGGCTGGCGATGAGCAAGAACCCCGAGGACCAAAAGAAAGCCCTCGATGTGTTCAACTCACTGCGAAACTCGATTGCCGATGGTATGGTGGCGCAACGTCTTGGCGGGGTTAGCGATAACGCGTATGAAGGATTCTCGGCGGAAGAAATTGGCGGCGAATAAGGACCCCAGCAGTGCCTCAGTTCAAAGTTACAGGACCTGATGGGAAGTCTTATCGCGTAAACGCCCCGGCGGGGGCGTCTCAAGCTGACGCCATCGCCTACATCGCCAACACCCATTATGGTGCCCCGGCTGCACCCGCCCCGGTCGTGGAAGGAGCGCAGGCTCCGGAAGCCGAAGAACCCCAAGAAGAACTTGGCTTCTTTGGTGCGCTGAAGCGCGGCTTCACCACGCTTGGTGATGTGCCAGAAGCCCTTGGTTTTGCCACGGGTCAGGAAGGTGCTCGCGAGGAGCTGGTCAAGGCGCAGCAAGGCGAAGAGAAGCGAGCCGAAGGTTTCGGTCTAGATAAGACGCTAGGTGAGAACGTACAGGCGCTCAAGGAGCTGGCCGGCGAGTCTCTTGGCTTTATGGGGGCCCCGCTTGCTGCGGGCGCTGCTGGCTCTCTTGCCGGTGGACCTATTGGTGGGGGTATCGCAGCCGCCGCTACGCTTCTTTCCCAGTACGGTGTCCAGAACTTGGCCCGTCAGGCTCAGGAAGACAAGGCGCGGGAGGAGCGCGGCGAAGCTCCACTGGGTCCTATGCCCGGTCGCGCTGCTGCTGCCGCTGTGGGTCAAGCCGGTCTGGATGTTGCTGGCTTCGCGCTCCCCATACTGCGCCCGGTGGCTGCGGCGTTCCCGTTCCTGCGTCCGCTCGTCGGCCTTGGTGGCAAAAAGGCAGCGGCAGAAACGGCTGAAGCTATCGTTGAGGCGGCAGCGAAGAAGCAGCTCACCATCAAAGGTGGCATTGCGCGTGGCGTTGCCCAAGGTGTGGCGTTCGAAATCCCCCAAGAAACGGCACAGACGGTGCTGGAGCGGTGGCAAGCTAAGCTTCCCCTCGATGATGACTCCGCAATTGAGGAGTACAAGCAGGCAGCTATCGGTGCGGCTGTCCTCGGCGGTGGCTTTGGTGCCATTGGTGGTGGTGTAAACGCAGCGAGAGAACGAGCCGACACAGCCAAAGAAGCTAAAGCGCTGGAAGCAGCGGCGGGGCTTGAGCTGTCAACCCCCGAAGAAAAAGCTGAGTTCGAGCGCTTGCTGTCGGCTGCGGTAAACGAGTATGCCAACGCTAACCGGAGTACGGCCCCGGCTGATATCTTCAAGGCACTGCGCGACGACGGCACCATCCGTTCCCTAGGCAATCGGGCGAAAGCAAATGTCGAAGCGACGCAAACGCAGGCGGAAGCAGGAGCAGGATTGGATGGAGGAACAGGTCGACCTGACGTGGATGTCGCTGGAGCAGCTGGGGCAGGCGTTCCAGATACTGGCGGCACCGCGCCCACCGGAGAAACTACCCAAACCGCTACACAAGCTGAACCCGGCGGAGTGGCTGGCACTGGAGAGCCTGCTGGTGGTGTTGCTGGAGCAGAAGCGGGACCAGACGGTACACTGACGCCAAAGGTTGCGCCCATAGCCGAGCCTACCGAGGCGCAGGTCAAAACCATGGTGCCTACCATTGAGAAGGTGTTTGCCGACAACGCTTTTGATTTTGAAGTTGAAGAGCTCAACGCCGAACAGAAAACGCAGGCTGCGCGCATCGTAGTACAAAGCCCGGAAGTCTCCCCCTACGATGCCATTGGTTCCGTTCTGGAGCGCGCTAAAGTTGCACCCGAAACGCAGGCCGCCGAAGAGCGCTACCCCGCTCTAGAGCCGGCGTACGCTGCGGACACCAGCGTAACTAAGCAGCGCGCCATAGCCCCTGTGGTGGCTAATATCTTCTCGCAGACAACTGGGCTTGAGGGGTTCAACTCCCCGAAGATGAAAGCCCTGCCGGAGAACGTCCAGAAGGCGTATAACACCACGGTTGCGGCTGTCCTTAATGGCGTGAAGCGGGGGGAGACCATTAACCCCGAAACAATCGCTCAGCAGAAAATGGCTGAGTACGGGGTCACGCTGCCCGAAGCGGCTGCGCCTAAGCTCTCTCCCATCGAACAGGCTGCTGTTGATCTTATTTCCGCAGTTGATGCCGGTGGTGTGCCTTTTAACACGCCCAAGATAAACGCGATTGCCGAGGGGCTTGGGCTTGAAGTTAGTAAAAAAGCTAAACCCAAAGATACTATCCAGCGTATTCGTGATGCTGTTGGCCGCTTCAACTATACTGCTCCAATTGCCGAAGCGCAGACCGCTCCCCCGGTGGCTGAAACGGTTGCGCCTACGCCTACATATACGTACGCAGATTTAGATACGGAAGCCCGGTCCCTTGTGCCGGAAACTCCGGGCCCCCCTATTCCGGGGTATATCACTTCCAAGCAATACCAGAAGTTCAGTATGGACGCAGAGGCTGTAGAAGAAGCCGCTAAGCAAGGTGCGCCTGTGCCCAGCGCGCTGGAACTGCGCCAACGCCTATATGAAGTGGCAGGGCGCGAAGCGCCGCCGCTGAAAGCTCCGGCAGCTGAAGAATATGACGCGGACGCCGTGGCTGGGGCCACTGCGCAAGCACCGAGCATCTGGGCCTTGCTGAGCAAACAGGTAAAAGGCAAGCCTCCGACCGCGTGGAAGGATATTGGTAAAAAGGCGCAAGACGAGTTCATCGCTGCCGTTGCCGCTATCCCCGGCGGGCTTACACAGCGCGAGTTCGCTAATACGGTTCGTCCTATCTTTAACGCCGTCCGGACGGGTAAGCCCGTCCCGCAGGCTGCTCCTGCTCCTGCTCCTGAAGTCGCGCCTGCTCCTGCGCCCGAGCCGCAGATCACAGTTGAAGCCGAGCCCGCTCCCAAGGCAGGTGGCGCTGGTAAGCCGCCGAAACCGCCAAAGCCACCAAAGCCGCCTATTGGCGCTGCTCCGCAGCCCGGTCCGAAACCCCAGAAGCCGCGCGTCATCAAGATCAATCAGGCCAAGCTCAAGTGGGCCATGCGTGAGGCTGGGCTGTTGCGGCGGCGCGACAATGCTTTCCGTAAGAAGCTTATACAGAGCAAGAACACCCATCAGCTGAGCGACAGCGTGGGCGATATGTTCTTTGGTACCCGCGCCTATCAGGGGCCGATGAACTTGCTGCGCGCTCTGCGCGATAGCCTGACGCCGCAGGCCAAGAGAGCCATGTTGCCGTTCCTTCCCACCGACGACATTACCCGGTGGGTGGGGGATCGCCTCAAGAACGTAGCGGTCATCAACAAGCTGATCGACGACATGACGGTCTACCGCAACAAGCGCCTTGAGAAGACGAGCGTCATCCAGAACAAGTGGATGAAGTTCATGACGGCTTTCCCCAAGGGGAACGATGCCCTCAACGTGCTTACCAAGCTGGCTGACTACCACGATGTCGACCCGACGTTGGCCGCTACACCCGAGGAATATGCTAAGGGTGACCCTGAGATGAAGCGCCTCATCAAGGAGAAGGCGTCCAAGGCTAAGCGCGATAGTCGGCAGGAAGCTATCGACACGGTATACGCCGCGAAGCGCCAGCTCATGCAGCGCGAAAACGGCAGCGGTGCGGGGCTGGAAATCTTCAAGCTGGCCAAGGACGCCTACCGCCGCAACCTGATCGACTCCTATATCCTGACCTTGAACCGCATCACGGGGGCAGGTTTGAGCGCCGAAGCCGAGAAGATAGCAGTTTCTAGTATCAAGTTCATGTACAAGGAGGCGCTTGCGCGCCGAGTTTACTTCCCGACCATGCGCTATGGCCGCTTCTGGATGAGCGTAGGGAGCGGGAAAAACGTCGAGTACTATATGTTCGAAAGCGCTTTTGAGCGCGACATGGCTTTTGCCCAGCGCAAGCGCGACATGGAGGCAGAAAACGACCTGCGCGACATGGACAGGGGTAACGACTACAAGGAAGTCACGGACTACCTGACAAAGGGTAATGACGCCAGTGCGGCTCTGAAAGAGGTCTTCAACCAACTGGACTCCGGCAACTTGGAGGACACCACGCAGCTGAAAGACACCGTCTTCCAGATGTACCTGCTCGCTCTCCCAGAAGGTGATATGCGTAAGCGGTTTAGCCACCGCCGTTACGTCACCGGCTTTGGCATGGACGCCCTGCGCGACTTCTCTAACTCCCAGAGCCGAGCTGCTAGTCAGCTGGCGCGGTTGTCCTACGCCCACCAAGTTCGAAACGCTAAGACGGCGCTCAGGAAGGAAATTGAAAAGACACCTGACCGCGTCGCCATGGAGCCTTTCGTTAGCGAGATATCCAAGCGGGCAGATGCTGAAATCGACCCGCCGGTCCGTGGCGGCTTCTACGGCCTGCTCGACAAGTTTGCTGTGCTGGGTAACAAGTTCGTCTTCTTATGGATGCTAACCTCGCCTAAGTCGGCGCTCATCCAAGCCACGCAGCTGCACACGGTGGGCTTGCCGGTCCTGTCGGACGAGTTTGGCTTCCGCAAGGTTATGGACATTGCTGGACGCTACAGCATGGACATCATCCTCGGTAACAAGCTGGCTATCCACCGCAAGGACAACAACGGCGACATCATCTCCGAGTTCAACATCAACATGCGCGATGCCAAGTTCATGCAGGACTTGGCTAAGTCAGACCCGCAGAAGCACAAGCTGCTGCTGGAAGCTTACGACTACGCCGACCAGCGGGGGACCTTTGCATCCACGTTCATCAGTGACCTGAACGAAACGGCTTCGCGCCCCACCAAGGTAGGCACCGTCAAGTCGGCGCTGAAGGAAGGCGATGTGCTGTCCGCTGCCAAGCAGGGCGGCGATGCCATGATGCAGTTTATGTCCGCTGGCTTCCACCAAATGGAGAATATGAACCGCCAGATCATGTACATGACCAGCTTTGAGCTGGCGTACGAGCAGGCGAAAAAGAGCGGCATGAGCGATGCCGCTGCCAAGGAGAAGGCCATGGAGCGCGCACTGAAGGTGACGCGCGAGACCATGTTCAACTACAGCAACTACAACAAGCCCCGCGCTTTCAAGAACCCGGCTGGGCGCGTTGCCTTCCAGTTCATGACCTACCCAGTCATGATGACCTCCTACCTTGTGCGTAATGCCAAGAACATGCTGCCCCTAATCGGTAACCCCGAAGGGAAGATGAGCGCAGCCAAGCGGTTGTTTGGTACCCTTGGTATGACGGCGATGTACGCAGGTCTGACTGGTTTGCCGCTGTACGGCGTAATCATGATGGCAGCTGAAGCTGGGCGTGAGATGATGCGCGATGACGATGACTTCGCTCCTTACGAAGACGATAAGGGTAACCCGGTCGGTAAGGTCGATCTTAGGTTCTGGTTTGAGAACAGCTGGCTGCCGGAGACGTTCGGTCCGGATAGCAGCATAGCCGATGCGCTTGGCCTTTCCCCTGAGCTGGCGGCGCTGCTGGAGCGCAGCGTCAAGTTTGGCCCCATCTCGGCCCTTAGCGATATGAACCTTGCTGCCTCTACATCGTTGAACTCGCTGTTCTTCCGTGGCGATATCAAGGCCGACAACTTGGAAGGCCAGTTCAAGGAGATACTCTACAACCAGATGATGGGTCCGCTGGGCGGCCTTATCAGCAATATGACCCGTGGGGTGCAGCTGTACGAAGAAGGCGAGACGACCCGCGCCATGGAGCTTATGCTCCCTGCGTTCGTCAAGGGTGCCGTGCGCGCTTCGCGTCTGGAGTCGGAAGGTCTCAAGACCATCGACGGCAAGGTCCTCAAGGACGCAGACTTCTACACCGAGGGTAAACTTTTCAGTCAAGTCCTTGGTTTCGGCAGCACCGAGACCTACGAGATGCAGAAGCAGAACTTCGAAGGTAAGCAGCTCGTCGACGAGATTTTGGCTGAGCGTAACGACCTACTTCAGCAGATGAAAAAGGCTATGCTGCGCGATGACGAAGCGGCAATCGCGCAGGCAAACCGGAAGCTGGAAGATTTCGAAAACCGCTTCCCGCTCTCGGCAATCGGTATGGACAGCATCGGTTCAGCGTTGGACGCCGCGCTCGAAGAACAAGCCGGAAGCGTTGGTGGGGCGGAGTTTAACCCTGATGTACCCGTTATGCAGGACATCATCGAGCGGCGCACGGCGCGCGAATAAAAAATCCCGCCGGCGAGGTCGGGGAGGGAGACCTACAGCCGGCGGGAGGGGGGTGCAACATGGAAGGAGCAAACTTCCAGCTCCGCTATTATCTCAGAGTCTCCAGAGACGCAATCCCTTAATGGACTTATACGTCTCTCCTCGAACAAATACGGCCACCTCCAGACGCTGCGCCTCTTGGTAGACGTTGTCCTTACCCGCTTGGGTATCCAAGCAGGGTATGAAGACTGAGTGCCCCTTCGGGAAGGTCACCCAGTCTATGTCGTAGAAGACACCCTCAATCTTCATTGGGCTTGGTGTATACCTCCAAGTCGAGCATATCCTCGTCCACCTTCAGGTACAGGCAGTGAACGGGGTCCACCGTAACATTGGTGCCCTTGGTCAGACGGTAGGTGTCGCTCTTCAGAAGGCGGCCCTTCTCCTTCAGCTTGCGCGTCGTCTCCGCGTAGCTGATCTGGAACCGCACACAATATTCCTTAAACTGCTTGACCGAGACGTACATCATCTTGGTGTTCGGCTCGATACGCACCAGCAGCTCACCCTTGGGTTCGCGCTTCGGAAGCGGCTTGGCCTTGCTGCGCGCATCGCCGTCGTCGATGACCAAGATGTTCTGTATACTGCGATACAAGTAGTCGCCCAGAACCTGCTCGACGTCATCCAGTGGGGCTTCGGTCTCTCCGCGCATAATCTCAAGCCGCTGGCAGACCCACAGATAGATGCGTTTCAGGTCCCAAGTAATCAGACCACACTCTTTGGCGTAGATGGCCCCGACGAGGTTGGCAGCGATGGTGGCAGACCAGAAGCGCTCACGGGGGAGCAGCTTCAACTCCCGGTCGATCTTGGCCTGTGTGCTCTCCAGTTTCGCCAGCACCTCTGGCAGCTTGGAGATGATGTGCCGCAGGAAGATAGGCCCAGCGTGGCCGTAGTTCTCCATCAATACCATGTCGAACATCTGCTTGCCGTACTCGGTGCCGACAGACTCAACGAGACCGATGGGGTACTCGATGAGGCGCATCAACTCACCTTCTGGAGCGCGCTTCAACACAGACAGCTTTTCCGCGAACGATGCGTTGGCCGTGGACACAGTGATGGTCTGCCATGTGGTGTTGTTCTCGCGCAGCTCGTTGGTGCCCGACACCATGCGCTCTTTGCCCTTGCCGTTAGACAGGCCGTAGAGCAGCTCGGAGTATTCCTCCGGCGACATGTTGGTCAGCTCGTCCATGGTTGCGGGCAGGTTGTTGAGGATACCCACCCAGAGCAGTCGCCCGTTAAGCGTGTCCTTCTGCGCCAGACGCAGGTTCTTGGGGTGTCCGTAGACGCTGTTGACCAAGTTAAGCACGGTCGACTTACCCGTACCAGAGCGTGGGTTGTACAAGTTGATGACCGCACCAGTCTGGTTGAGGAACTTCAGAAGCGGAGCGCCGAAGGCACTCAGCGCTGCGAACGCATGGGGCTCCATACCCGGCACGTTAAACATCGCCGCTGCTTCTTTCCACTTATCCAGCGTACCCACCGGACCAATGAACTTGGCCAACTTCTGCGTGACCTTTGACGGCGGCGAGTAGACATGCCCCGTCGCGGTAATCTCTTGGTCGCCAATGACGAACCGGCTGTTGTTTTCTACCCATCCAAATTGCTGTCTCATGATTTCTGCCTTATCCTTCTTTAGGCGCATATCCGCCGATGACATGATGTAGTCGTGTAGTATGTTGGCTTTCTTCCCCCGCAGGTAAGCACCCCCGTCCGCCATTATCTTGCGGAACTCGTCAAAGACCGAGACCTTCATCATGGGGAGCGTGAACTCCCGTATCCCGTCGTTAGGTAGGTGCAGGCGAATAAGCACGTGGTCTTTGTATCCCCCGTCAACGCGATCCGTGATGCGCTTCACCACATACAGGTCAAAGGGATAGACACAGATTGGGTCCGGTTGCTCTCCGGCTTCGTTCTTTTGTGGCATTACCCAGACACCGCCGCCTTCGCCACGGTAGTAGGGTGTGGGGTACTCAGGTATCTCGAACGTCCGGACCTCTCCTAGTATCTCCTCCACCTTGGTATTGTTGGCGGCCACCTTGGGGATTTTACCTAAGTCGCGCGGACCGAAGATTTTGCCGAAGTGCTTACACCCTTCGCAGCGGTCCGGGCTTGTGGCCTTGTACCGGGTGCAGCTAGTCGCCTTCCGGATGGTGGCTACCTTCCTGTCCACCTCTTCCGGGTCGTAGTCGGGGTGGCCTTCCGACATCAGGTGAACCGCCGTGGAGGCATCCTCGCACAACGCCGCCACCGACAGAGCGTAGAACCACTCGTTGTAGTCCACCGTCTCCCTATTAGTGTAGGCGTGAGCCAGTTGAGCGCAGCCATCACCGCTGGCGGTCCGCTTCATGATACGCTTGAAGCTGTAGCCCACCCCGTCCAGCATAGCCTGCTGCTGGGGCGGGGCCTTGAAGTTCGGATCGAAGATGGACTTAGCTGGCGCAGGGGGTGTTACCCCTAGCAGCGCACAGAAGTCTTCGAAGTCGAGGGGGTCCCCGACATGCGCCACGGTTACAGAAGCCTGCCCGCCGCGCTTCAGGTTGAACGTGCCCGGTACGCGCAGGATGCGCGCCACCTCAAAGACCTTCTCGTCTACACGCAACCCTTGAGTGCGGCAGACCTCGCGCAGCCGGGAAGCCACTGGCTCCCATTGTGTGCGGCTAACTTCTTGGTTCAGCGCCCAGTAGACGTGCCAGCCATGGCCGGAGTCCACCAAGGTAGGGCGGGGCAGACCTACGGTCGTGCAGAAGTCCCGCAGCGCTTGAAGCCCCTGCCCTTGGTCGTCGTAGTCCTTGTTCGGACCGCAGTCGATGTCTAGCCAGAAAGCCTTGAGAGCTTGTACGTTTTCCTGAGTCCTGCTGGTTGGCTCTACGTATTTTGCTACACCGAAATATACATCCCTGCCTCCACGTAAATAAGTCTCGATTGCTGCGTCCGCCTCTTCGCGGGTCGGTACGAGCGTCTGCCGTACATACCCGTCCTTGATACCGACAATGGCGATATGGCCAGACGCGGGCTGGACGTGCTGTAGAAGGTCGAAGTCCATAGGGCGTCACTCACCGCTGCGGGGAAAACCCGCCAGTTCTGCTCTCTTTGCGTGTGTTAGTCGAGACTGGCTAAAAACTTCTCTACCGCTTCCCGATGGGACTCGGCAGGGTCGTACGCGCCTACGAACCAGTTATAGATCGTTTGGCGCGTCACCCCTAGGGTCCCGGCGACTTCCGCCACCGGGACACGGCGATTGATGCAAGCTTTGCCCAACCGCACTCCTAGACGGGACTGGTCCCCTTTCCAGATAGCCTCGGCTACTTCGATACTGTAGCCGCGCATGGCTTACTCTCCCTCGTCCTCACCATCGTCCAGCCATGAAGCCATGGCCTGCTTCAGCTCGGGCTTGGCGGTAGTGGTGTCGGCCACGTTACGCTTAGGCGCAGGGCGCTTCACCGGGGCAGCAGGAGCTTCCTCCTCGTCCTCATCATCACCAAAGGGGTTACCAGCAGGTGCAGCGGGGACAGCCTTGGCTTCAATAACCTTCGGCTCGGCAGGAGCAGCGATGGCCTTAGTGGCACCACCGGCTTCCACCACGGACAGGCCCACGTAACGCTTGGTCTCCGGGTCTTCCTGTGCAGCGTCCACAAAGCCAGCTTCCACCTCGGTCAGCAGACGGACGGGAGTGAACTTCAACTTCATGGTGTCCGCGTCGAGGTCGTACATCACACGGGTGACGACAGTATCCACAGCTTCGCCGTTGGCCATCAAGAACTTCTTGTAGCTCTCGAACGGATGGACGTTGTCGGCACCCTTACCAAAGAGCGAAGCAGCCGGGATTTGCATCTGGTAGACTTCACCAGACGGGTCACCAACCACCAGCACAGCGATGCGGCGCAGGTAGCGGCAGGCGCGGCCCTTACCGTTCTCACCAGAGCCTTCGACGTTCTTGGGGCAAGCGGCGCAGGAGGAAGCAGGCTTACCAGCGGCCTTGGCATCCGGAGCCTTGCCGTCATTCGACCAGCAGTCAGGCAGCGTAGCCTGCGCGTTGGGGTCATACTTGGAGGCGTAGAACTGGCGCGACGGGTCAGCCAGCAGGTCAACGACGATGACGTCCAACTGGTGCGGGACTGCCTTACCAATCTGCTCACCACCCACGATACGCTTGAAGGTGCCGTTGGTGTTCAGCGCGATGCGGCGCAGGCTACCGCCGTTGCTACCCATCTTGTCCAGCAGCTTAGACTGGCGGCGGACGGTGGGCAGGTTGGACGGGTCTTGAAAAATAGTCAGGTTGCTCATGGTTATTCGCCCTTTTTGGTGGGTTTGCGGACTTGGATTACGAACTTGCGGTCGAGCTGAAGGCCCGCCGGCATCAGGTCTGGGTTCTCGTCCAGCACCTGCTGCATGTTCCCGTTATGGATACGCTTTTCGAGGATAAACGGGATGTTATTCTCGACCACGAAGTTGTACATAGACTCCCAATCGTTAGTCCAGTAGCGGGTCTGAACGCGACGGGACACAGTCCCCATCGGGGTCTTAACGCTATCCAGATTGTGCGCGTTGCAGAACTCCAAGATAGCGGCGGAGATAACCTCAAGGCTTTTCTCCAGCTTCTCCATCTGCAACTCGAAATCTTCTTTACGCTTGGCGATGGCGTCACGCACCTTTCGGTACGCCTCCACCATCTCTTCGATACTCACTGAGTCCGACATGGTTTGCTCCTTCGGTTGCCGGGGTTGCTTATGTAGCGGCAGTCTTAGACCGTGTCAAGTATATTTCTATACAGGTCGATCAGCCGCTCGTGGTTTTCGATGTTGCCCTGAAGCATCTTGTACAGGCGGGACTCCACCTCGCTGCCCCGGATGTGCATGATCGTCATGGCGTTCTTCTGGCCGGGACGGTTGATGCGGGCGTTGGCTTGGAGGTAGGTCTCCACCGATGTTACAGGTGCGTACCAGATGATTGTGTCTGCTGCCGTAAGGGTAAGGCCGTGGCTGGCGGCCTGCGGCTGGATAACCAGCACCTTCGGGTCGGGGTCGTTCTGGAACTTGGTGACGATATCGCTGCGGCGGTTGACCGGCACCTTACCACTAATGATAGCGCAGCTGATGCCTTCCTTCTCCAGTCTGGCTACCAGTATGTTGATGGTGTGGGTGAAGGGTACGAAGACCAGCACCTTATTGGACGTCTCGTTGATAATCTCCAGCACCGCCGTGATACGGTTGGAGACGTCGAACTCCAGCACTTGCCCATCGTCCGTGTAGACCGCGCCTCCGCTGATCTGGAGTAGCTTGTTCACCCGTCCGGCGGCGTTGACGGCGCTGACCTCTTCACCCGCTGCCTCGATGAGCAGCTGACTCTTGAGTTGGTTGTAGTACTTCTTCTGCTGGGGAGTCATCTCCACCTCCCGCTCGACGTGGACAACGTCTGGTAGGTCGAGGCAGTCCTTCTTCTCGAACCGTATCGCCGGCTGAAGCATCTCATGCACGACCGCGTTTGCGTGGGGCTTGGGTGCCCACTTGAACTTGCTGACCGACATCATCACGCTGTCGCGGAAAGGCCCAAAATATTTCGGGCACTTGGGTGTCTCCAATAGCCGCGCCAGACCGTACGCGTCCAGTGGTGATTGTGCTGCTGGCGTACCCGTAAGCATCCAGATGCGGGGGCTAGTATTTTTCACGATCCTGTTCAGGATTTTCCAGCGGTTGGTTTGGGCGTTCTTGTATGCCGACGCCTCGTCCACGACGATGAGGTCGAACCCCCCAGCCATGATTGCGTCTAGCGCGGTTGCCACACCATCGAAGTTGATGACGACAATATCTGCCCCAGCTTGGATAACCTTCTCGCGCTGCTTAGCGCTACCGTGTGCCACGCTACACGACCGGTGCATGGCAAACTTAAAGACGTCCTGCTGCCACGCCGACTTCATGATGGACAGCGGGCACAGCACAAGGACGCGCTTCACAAGCCCCTTCTTCATCAGGTAGTCAGCGGCCCAGATAACGCTGGCGGTCTTACCCGTACCTTGCTCGTTGAAACAGAATGCCCGCTCGCGCAGCGACAAGAACGAAGACGTAACCTTCTGGTGGTCGAAGGGGGTGTAGCGCCCGGTCCACTTATAGTCGCGCAGGATGGGCGACGGAGCATCTATCCCCAGCTTCACCAAGGCTTCCGCTTCCTTGTGTCCCCAGTTCACCAACACCCCTTCGCTGGTGTTGGCGCTCTTCTTGATCTGGCTGGTGACCACAGACGGGTCGTCGACGCTGACGAGCAGCGCCTTGTCTTCAATAATCTGCACTAGTTTGCTCCTAGCTTGTTACTTCGAGCGCTTACGCTCTCGTGCGCTAACCTCCGACACGAGGTTGCCCTTGCTGTCCCGCTTGAACGAGCGGTTCTTAGACTTCGGCTCGGCCCGCAGACCATCACCGTTGGTGCCACCCTTATCAAACGCGCGGACGTGGGCCACGTCCATACCATCGCCCTTCTTAACCTTGCCGGTCTTCATGAGCTTGGCTCGGGCAGCGTTACGCTTGGCCCGGTTCTTCTTCTGTACCGGGGTGCCTTGGTACTTCTCGTACTCCGCCTTGTAATCCCTAGCCATCCTCTACCTCCTTCGTCTCGAAGTACGGGGCCAGCAGTGTGACGACTCGGCCCGTCGCTAACGACTTACCTTCTACCACATCCGGCCACGCTTGGCTCGGCCCAACTATATGGTAAAGGTAGTAGAGGTAGCCGTGCTTGTTAGCCCTACGCTGGTGGTAGTCATCAAGCTCCGGCTTCAGGCTAAGCAGTTGCATCAGCGCCTCCGTGGTCGCCAGTGTTCGCACGTCTCGACCGGACACCAACCGCACAGCCCGCTAGGGTTGGCGTTCCACACGCCGTTTTCCTTAGCCGCCTCCAGCCGGTCCAGCTGGTCGTCGAACACACCCATGTATGTGGGCAGGTGCTGCCTGTGATGAATCTTCCTCGGCATCTCCTGACTGACAACGTACAGCAACGCGGAGTTGATGGTTTCCACGTTGGGGAAGTGGACGAACACGGCACCCGCCAGCAGGTCCAGCTGCTTCATGTCCGCATACTTAGCGTTCTTGCCGGTCTTGTAGTCCACCAGCCATGCCTTGCTGCCGTTCACGATGAGCAAGTCAGCGATGCCCCGATACCAGACGTCCTTGTCAAAAAAGCCTCGCGGCTCCAACGCCTTAGACACGCCGATCTTGATTTCGGCGTACTTGGTACCTTGCTTCTTCGCCAGCGGCTCCACGATGGGGCGCATGAAAGCAAACTTCTCGGGGATGGGTGTGCCGTTCGTAACGAACAACTCAGCAGCTTCGTGGACAGCGGTCCCGTAGTCAGCAGCTTCCCCCGGCTCGTCCTTGACGTCCTTGACCACCTTCAGGTGGAAGTACTTCTTCGGGCATTGATCGAAGGTTTTGATAGCTGAGTAGGACCAAGCAGTCATCAGGTTGTGAGCTCCCGCGCTAAGCGCTTTATGTTTGCCAGTAGGTTAGCGTTAGCATGTTGAGAGCCTTCTGTCTTCTTACCATGGGGGTATACCCCCGCCAGCCGCCCGCCCAGTCGCACCTTGTAGTGCTTGGAGCCGGTCTCGACTTCCCACGGTATCCCCGTAGCGTTAAGCGCCTGCTTCACTTTTACGTCTAGTTTCATAACACCTCCGGTGTGGGGGCGACCGAAGCCGCCCCCATCCGCATTACAGTCGGTCTGCGACCAGCTTGGCATAGCCGGCGATATCTACCCAGCTATCTAGGTGCGACGGGTCACCGTAAGCGATACGCCCCATCTTATGGGCAATCATATCCATGCTCTCACGCATGTCGGGGTCCATGTCGAACCAGTTCGGGCTCATCCGTATCAAGGACTTCATATTCTGGATGAATTGCGCCTTATTGGCGTAGTCGCCGTAATCCTTGCCGCGCTGCGCAAGGATGGTCTCTACGTTGTCGGCTTTAGGCGCTACGCGCTCTTTACCCTTACCGCTAGACAAGCTGTGAAGCAGCGCTAAGTGTTCCTCCGGCGACATGTTGGCCAGCTCGGACTTCGCTTCCGGGTAGTCACGCTCCGTCAGGGTTGCCTCTGCGTTTCTAAAGTACGCAGGCCGATCACGGTCCAGTATCTTGATCTGTTCTGCTCGGACTTTAGGGTCCAGTCCCTTAAGGTGTTCTGCGTGTTCTTTCGTAACCCGTCGCATCATCGGCGGGTGTTTGCTTACAACCCTTGGGCGCACCACGTTGTCGTCGTTTTCTTCCGCCTTCTCTTCGGCCATCTGTTTCTTCAGTAGCCAGACGTAGCTCGGACTTACAGCCATGCGGTCGGTAATGTCCTTAGTGGAAAAACCCCTCCTAAGTAGTGTCTTCACGGTTTTCGCTTTGTTAGTCTTCGTCGTCATTTGCTTGCTCCTACTTCAGGTTGCCACCGCTCTTCAGGATATCACCGTCGTACGTATACGTGCCGGTGTGTGTCAGGCGGACAAAGGGGTGGGCATAGACTTTGCCGCCATGCTTCCGCCACAGCTCACAGAAATGGTAGTCCTCCGACAGAAGGGCCCCGCTCTCGTCGATACTGGTAGCGAAATACTCATGGGTGAGCGGCTTAGCGTACTCACCCGTATCTGGGTCTTGGAAGGATGACACTCGGTAGGTCGGGACGTGCGGCTTAAGGTGCTCGAACACACCGCGCTTGATGAGCATGAAGCCAGTGCCACCATGGCGGACCTCGATGCACCCGCTCTCGTCGGACTCAGCGTCTGCGCCGCCAACCATGTTGAACACGAACGCCCCGGCGTGATGCTCTAGCTCGTCCAGCTTGCCTGCGCTTGCAGCGCGCTTGACGCTATCCCAGTTCACTTCCTTCTTGGGGTAGATGCCGCAAGCGATGTCCCGGTCAGTGAGCATAAGCTGCGCCACTGCGTCCCCGTCGAAGCCAATGTCGGCGTCGATGAACATCAGGTAGTCGTGGCCGCTCTCAAGGAACACACGCGCCAGCTCGTTACGGGCGCGGGTGATAAGGCTCTCGTTGGTGATCTGGCACCACGCCACATGCACCCCCAGCTCACGCATCTTGGCGACCGTGAAGAGCAGACCTTGCACATACACACCTGTGCACATGCCACCGTACATAGGGGTAGCAATCATCAAGCTCGGGCGTTTGGCCTCGACCGGCTTCACCTTGATTTCATCACTCACTTCATCTGCTCCTTCTTATGGGCGTAGACCTGCCGCGCAGCGGCGGCGAGGGTCACGCCGAAGTGCTCAGCGATCTCCTCAAAAGACTTACCCGCTACGTACATATCCCAAGCCACCTGCCGCTTTTCAGGCGTCCACCAACCAGCGGGCTTGCGGGGGCGACTGACAATGTTACCCGTCACTTCTTACGCACCGCAAACTGGCGACCGATATGTACAATGTCAAGCCCTTCAGCGAAGACGTTCACAAAGAAGTCCGTAGCCAGCTTAGGACGGTGAAGGATGTCGCGGCTATCACCCCACAGGTAATCGTCGAACACCATCAAGCCACCCTGCTTCAGCAGCGGCCACGCCATACACGCATCGGTCAGCACGTCCTTGGCGGTATGGCTACCGTCGATATAGATGAAGTCGAAAGACGGGTGGTCTTCGGGAGCTTCCACCAACCAGTGAGCAAGCTCCTGCACGGATGTGGACTTGTGCTGGAAGATACGGCGGCGCGGGAACTTCTTTGCCGCGACAACCAGATTGTGCCGGAACCGATCTTCAATACCCTGCACGGTCTCAGCGCTGTGCTCCTCGCTGCCTTCCCATGTGTCGATACAACGAAGGTTATCACCCTCGGTCATCATGTTCTCGGCCATCCAGACGGCGCTGCGGCCCTCGAACGAACCAATCTCAAGGAAGTTACGTTGCCCCGGCGTACCCGGTAACAGCGTAGCAAGCTGCTCCCACACCGGGATGTTGAAGCTGAACCAGTCTTGCGTGAATGTGTATTCGGTCATTTGCTCTCTCCTATTCTGGTACACGTTTGAAGTTAGTGGTGGGGATTAGAACTACCTGCTCGACGTCCATCGGGTCGCCCCGGTCGTAGCGCCCACCCGTGCTTACGGTGTGTTCAGTAGGCAGTTGAATAACGCCAAGCTGGTCGGTCCACTGCACAGCCAGAAGCGCATCCATGTTATGGTTGGTTGCGCCACACAGTGCGTCGTACTTATTTTTGCTAAGCATGTAGGTAGGGTATCGGCTGCGCTCGTTCTTTCTGGTTTTCACCTCGACCACGCACTTGCGGTTACTGAACGAGAACATGCCATCATAGAACGCATACTCCTCGGTGGGCACCTCTGCCTCCAACCCGAACGCCCGCCCCAACTTACTCAGGACGTAGTGCTGGTTGCCACGATCAGCCGCGCTTTCGTATTTCGGCCTACTCACCATGGTTTGCTCCTTTCTTGGCGTACTTCTCCTTCAAAACCTCGTCGTAGCAGTCTTGTGCCAAATGGATTACGTCGTTCAGAAAGTCCGCTGCAATAATCCAGTCCTCTTCCAGTAGCTTACGGAAGTCGTCACCTATAATTCGCCCTTCTTCGCCGTTCCAACGGAACCTGAGTTTAATCTCACCCGCCATAGCTTGCTCCCATCTTACTCTCACAGTTTAACGGCAACGCCGCTGCCCACTTCGGGCGGATACGCATACATTGCTCAACGAACGCACGCGCCTCGTTAGCTTCCTCCTGCGGTGCTACCACCACCACGCTATCGTGGACGGTCATGGCTACCTTGTACCTCCGGGCGATCATCAGCATCTGGTTGGCGATGATGATGCGGGCCAAGGCTTGGCAGATATTCTCTACGCACTTGCCGCCGTATATCCGCGTAGGGATAACCGCTCGGCCCTTCTTGGTGTCGTACACCATCTCCTGCTTATTCTTGTCGTTCAGGATAAGTCGCAGGTTGGGGTAGCGGAGGCGCAACAGGTTGGGGAGGACGATACCACCAGCGACGGCCAGCTTCATACCCTCACCAATCGACGTAAGGTTATTGACTACCAAGGACTCCAGCGCGTCACCCGTATCCCGCCACAGTTTGGGGATGTGGGGATAGGTCTCCCGGTACACCGCGATGATGCGCTTGCACTCGTCCAGCTCCATGGTGACACCGAAGGTCTTCAACTGCGCTTGGAACTTCTTGGCCCCCATGCCATAGCCTGCACCTAGGATGGTAGTCTTACCCACGAACCGCTGCGAGTCAGTAACTTCGTCCACTAGTTCGTTGTAGATGGATGACGCCATGATCTTGTAGACGTCCTCACCCTTGTCGAACGCCTCAACCAAGTCCCACTGCCCAGCCAGCCACGCCAAGGTGCGCGCTTCAATCTGGCTGGAGTCACAGTCTATAACCACGTAGCCGGAAGGTGCCTTGATGGCCTTCTTCAGTGGTGACTTGCGCGGCAGGTTCTGGAGATTGACCTTATCGTCGCCACCGAACCGCCCAGTGTGGGCTGCGTAGTAGCGCAAGGGAACAGGCAGCAGACCACGCTCAGAGATACCGATGAACCGCTCGGTCCGGGTCTCTTCCAACGTAGACTTTACCCCTAGCCGCGCAGCCACAATGGCCTGCACCTGCTCGCTCTCATGCTCCAGCAGCGCCTTGAACTCCTCGTCGCTCTTGGCAAACGCAAAGGTCTCCTTGCCCGTTGTCGGGCTGATCTTCATGGGCGGCTCGACGCCATGGAACTCCAGAAGCTCGGCCAGCTTCGGGTTGCTCATCAGCTCGGCCTTGTCGTAGTTCATCTTGGCCATGAGCGCTTCCTTGTGCGCCTTCACCGCCTCAAGATGCGCTTCCAGCGCCGCCTTGTCCAAGGCCAGCACCGGCTCGGTGAACATACGCATGGTCAGGTCGATTAGCTGAAGCTCCTCCTTGGGGAACCCCTCCAGCAACTTCATCGCCAGCTTGTACGTCATCTCGGTGTCGTTGATGCAGTAGTTGCCGTAGGTCGCCAGTTCTTCCGGCGTAAAGTCCAGCCGGCGCTTGCCCAGCGCGTTGATAACCTCGGTGCCCTTGACGCCCAGCCCGTACCGCTCGGCAGCTTTGGCTAGGCTGTTACCCGCATCAGGTCCGTCGATAGCGCGCAGCATGGACAGGGTATCCACAATGCGCTTGGGTCGGATGTCGAACCGCCAGTTCATGATGGCCATATCGAACATCGCGTTGTGCGCGATGGCGATGCTGTTGGCCCAGTCGAACCTATCCAACCAAGCCTTGGTCTGCTTGGCTGTGCCGGAGAACCACTGCGCCGGCTCGTCGTCCACCTTTACGGATACGCCGATAGCCTCAAAGCGCGAGTCACGGACGTACTCCTCCGTTGTGATCTTCGACAGGCTGAACTGCTGGCTGTAGTATGTCTCGAAGTCTACGGTCAGGATGGTCATCACTTATCCCCATCGCGGTTGATGGCCCGCTTAATCAGTATGTAGCTAGGCACTACAATCAGTGCGATCACCGTCCAGAAAAGTATCGGATCATGCATCGGCCTGCTCCTTCGCTGCTATTGCTTTAGCCTGCCACAGGTGGCCCTTGGCCCGCTCGGACAGCACCACTGGTCTCATTGCCCCGTCAGGGTAGCGCCAGTAGAACCGCCGGTTGTGTATAACGACACGTCTTGTTCCGCTAAGGCGGCGTTTGATTTTTGTAGCCATGTATTCACCTTCTGAAATGCGCCTAGCTCATCCACGGCTTGGGTTATGGTGCGCGCAGTATATGGGTAGGGCCTTTTCTCTCCCTCCGGATGCACGGCGACGATGGTCCACCGGCCTTCCTGCTTAGTGTAGTAGACGTAGAAGAATGGTCCGGCCCCGTCAGGGTATACTCGTGCTGGTTGCATTTCGACTGTTGACCTCCCTTTGCCTCTTCTCGACCTCGAACACAGCGGCGTCGACAATCACCATCCAGCTAAGGAGAGTGACAACGACGATGACCACGCTCCAAGCCGCCAACCTTACTATCATCGCAGGCTCCCGACTCTCACTCGTTTCCCTCTAGAGTCAGCGCGTCGGGCATCAGCTTGGCGATGCGCTGCACTTCCAGCACAGCTTCAGCGTAAGCTACCTTAGCGGCGCGGATGCGCGCCATTGCATGGGCCATCTCTTCTTCAACGGTAAGGGAAGGCGTCTTACGTAACTCAAGTCCAAACAAACCCAACAACTCGTTCACTTCATGCAAGCTCTTGCGCCCGAAGTTAGGGATACGAAGGAGGTCGGCTTCCGACTTGGTTATAATGTCACGAAGGGTGCGGATACCTTCATTACAGAAGCAGTTGAGTGGACGCACGGAGAACTCTAACTCCTCCACTCCAACGTCCAACGGGTCACGGTCACCCAGTATCTTTTTAAGCCACAAATCCATCACTCACCTCCTTTAAGCTTCCTGATTATCTCGCGGGTGCTGTCCCAGTTAGCCTCGTTCACGACTACGACTACGCCGCCTGCGCTACGTATCTGCTCAATCTCATGCACCTGAAGCGCTGTCGGCTTGTTGGTGCCTGCCTTGCACTCGATAGCCAGAAACCTCCCCGCTACGCAGCAGATGATGTCGGGAACACCGCTCCGTCCATATCCGTGCGTAGCAGGGAAGAAGTAGTAGACACCCTCCTCACGGAGGATTTTGACTACCTTGGCTTTGACCTTGCCTTCTGGGGTAAGTGCCATCGTTTGCTCCTTGGGGAGATGACGATACCAAACCCAGAGACAGTGTCAAGTTAGTCGAGCAAGAAAAACGTCTCGCTATCTACGCGCATACCAACACCAGCGACGAACGCCTTGTCTTCCATGAGCTTCAGCATACCCAAGTTGGCGCGCTGCTTCTCAGTCAGCTGATCGAAGGTAACAACACTAGACGGTTTGTCATGGCGTTGCATCACCATCCGATCACCGTGCATGAACAAGGTGACGGCCCCGTCGCTCGTCAGTGAATGATACGCCTTGGAAACTGCCTCGTGCTGCTCACGCAGTTCTCGCAGGTCGATATGATCGCAGCCAGTGGTGTACGACTTGAGTGTATCCCAATTGTCCTCGATGTATGTAGCTAGGGCTTTCATCGCCTTCTGCTTGGAGGATGAGTATGTGAAGCTAGTGTTGCTGTACACATTGTTAAGAACACCAGTGATTTTCTTGGCTGCATCCACGGCCAGCTCGTCGAGTGACTTGACGCCGAACGAGTCCAGTACCTTCTTAGTGGCAACGGCCACCTTGGTGCTGAAGCTACCATGACCGCGCTGCTTGGCTGCCTCAACACGGTGGTTGTTCAGGCAGTAGCGGTCCTCACCCGTGCGCCAGTGGCGCTCGGTCCACACACGGCCAAGCTGCTCGTCGCCATCATACACGTCGAAGTTACGTAGCTCTTGTCTCTCGTTATCGTAGACGCGCTCGGTGCTCTTGAACCGCCATGTTGGGCGCTTCACCCGCAAGGCGTCAATGAACCGGGCCATGGTAGGATGCACAACGGCGGTGCCTTCCTTGCCATAGCTTACCCAGTTTTTGTTGAACTCCAGCACCACGCTGGTGCCACCCATCGGGTAGAAGTACTCGTTCTTGATGTCGTCGATAAACATGTGCTTGCTCCTCAGTTGCTATCCCAGTGGTGGTATCCAACGGCGCGTCCCGTATCGTAAGCGTCCTCGCGCTCCTCATCGGCGCGCTCCACCAGCACCATGGCGAGGTCTCGCCAGTCGGTATCGGTGTCGGTGCCGTACTTCACCCAGCGCTTCAGCCCCGCCCAGTCGAGGGTGCTGAAGTAGGCGTAGTCTTTCTTACCCATTGGTCTGCTCCTTCTTCGTTAGGCCCAGCGCGTACAGGCGCTGGCGCAGGTGACTGGGGCTGAAGCCCCACAGGCCAAGCACGTCTCGGCCATAGGCCGCGCACTCTTTGTTAAGCTCCTCCTCAAGAGCGCGCAGTTTGGACTTGCTCTCGTCGTACTCACGCAGCAGCGTGATGGCTCGATGCTCGTTGGTCATGTTCTCTCCTCACAGGCTTACATGCAAGGTCTTGCCCGAAGGGGCTTCGGCCTTGGGGTTGTCGATGATTACCCACAGCACAGGGGCGGAGTAGTTGGTGCCCCAGTCGCCGAAGATGTGGCCGTCCGTCACCATGATGATGCAGTCGGGCTTGATCTTATGCTCGGCCATGTAGACGGGGACGCACTCGGCGCTCGTGCCGCCGCCACCCTTGGGTCGCACCTTGGACAGCAGGCTATCGTAGTCACCTTGGGTGAAGCTATCGTGGCCAGCTACTTGCGTATCCCAATACAGCACGTCCAGCTTGTCGGGCTTGGTAGTGTTGGCAATCTCAACCACCTCGGTGAAGATGCGGCTGATGGGTGACGGGTTGCCTGACCACATCGAGCCGGACAAGTCTGCACCTACGACAGCATGGCCAAGCGCCTCGCCGTGCATCGAAGGCAGATACACATCCATACCCACGAAGCGACGGTTGAGCCTGCGCCATGTAGCCTCGTCCTTGGCAGCACAGTGGCTGCTGAAGAACTCCCGCAAGGCAGCGCGCCAGTCAACGGCAGGACGCAGCAACTCACCTACCTCGGCAGGCATGTCACCCTTGCCCGCACCACACCGCTTGGCCTCGGCCTCACCACGCCGCAGGGCATGGTCAATCTCCTTGTCCAGCGCGTCACGGTCTGCCTTGTCCATCTCCTTGGCATCGTCCCAGCCATGCTCGTCGAAGCTCGGTTGGCCTGCGCCTTGCTCACCGGGCTTGCCCGGTTGGCCGTCGGGCTCCTGCTCCTGCTCCTTCTTCAGTATGTCGAAGATTTGCTTGGCGCTCATGCCGTCGAACCGCTCATCATACAGCCCCATGCGGGTGCCATCTGGGTTGCGCGGAAACTTGCACACGGTCTCGCCGGGGTCGGCCTTCACGATGATGCGGTTAACCACGTAGTCACAAGCGATGTTGGCAAGCTGGGGGTCAGCCTCAAACAGCTTGCGCCATGTGGTCAGGTGCCGAAGCCCCTTGTGGACAGCCTCGTGCAGACACACGAAGGACAGCTCAGAGACTGACAGCTTCTCGACGAAGGCAGTGCCGTACACCTCATCTCTTCCGTTGGTATATGCCGATGAGGTCTTGTCACACAGGCTCGTCTTGCCCACCGACATGAGTCCAGCCCACAGGCGCAGGCCCGGTAGCTGCGACCGCATCACGTCGATCTTGGCCTTCTTCAGTTTGCGTTCTGGTTGCATGGTCTTGCTCCTACGTTGTTATCACCACTCATATTGCTTGAGCATGGTATTGAGCTTGTCCTTCAGGTCGGTGCGAACACCTGCGTCTTCCTTCACATCGTCGATGTCCACACCAGCGATGGCCTTCTCAAGGTCGCGCCGCGCCTGCTCCAGCTTGGGGTCCTTGGTCAGGTTCAGGTGGGTCAGCATCTTGCACAGCTCAGCGGCGTTGCCGATGAACGTATCGTGCCAGCGGGTCACCGTCCCATCCGGCGCAGCCTCGACCTTGACCAGCTTGTCGGTCATCGCACTGATCGTGGTGTGCAGCCTGTCCCATGGCTCACGCATGGCCTCGGCCAGCCGGACATCGAAGGCGTCATCGTATTGGCGACGCATCTCCGCCATCTCCTGCTGTGGTAGGTCTAAGCGAAAGTCACCCGACTCAGGCACCGGGGTAAACACCAGACGGTAGCCGAACTTGCTACGCACTTCCTCGACGGACGGGTAGTCCTCTGGATTATACAGCGCACCCAGATGCTTGGGTGCGTCGGCCAGCAGGCGTGGGTAGTCACGAAAGAACGCCTCGGCCTTGTCCGTGAAGTAGGTCTGCCGACCGTTCATCTCTGACTTGTAGTCGAAGAATAGCGAGGTGGGCAGCAGGCGCGGGCCACGGTCAGACCATGCCATCGTCAACTGGTTGTGTCGTAGGCGACAAGCCGCAGCATAGTCGGCCAGCTCCTTACGAAGTGATGAACCTGCCGTGAGGTTCTTACGGAACTGACCTGCGTCCGTGGTGGCGCTGTTGTCGTCGGTCACTTGTCGGGTCACCGTCTTGTCCACCTTGTTGCCGGTCCAGACGCTGATGTTCAACTCCACAAGCATGGAGGATGATGCGATGCTCATTGGTTTGCTCCTAGTGTGTTTGCCGTAGTGCTACGGGAAAGTTAGACGATGTCGGCGTTCTCAGCCGCCCACTTGGTGAAGTCACCATTACGGAAGGCGATGGTCTGCTTGACCTTGTTACGTGCGAGGGCGGTGCAGAACACAGCCTGATGCTCGGCCTCCATGCGAGACACATACTTCATGATGGCCGACATGGTGTCGGCCTCCACTGCGCGCTCAAGGTTGAACAGCAGGGTGATGATTGCACCTACGGACGTAGGGATAGGTGCCGTGTCGGGTGCCTTGAGGATAAGCTCACGGCTAGGCAGCTCGTCTTGGAACGCAATGAAGTGCTGGATGTCCCGCGCCGCAGGCTCACCGAAGGTGCCGATGAGTGCAGCCAACAGGGTGTTCTCGTTGAACTTCTCACGCTGCCACACGATGTTCGATACCCGCTCCAGTGAGCGCGGGGTCACAACTTGGCCTACCTGCACACGCTTGGGGTTAGACACGTAGGGGTTGCTTGGGTCGAAGTCGTCATCGCGGAACGATGCCAATGCAGTGGGATTCTGTTTCACCCACGCCAGCACAACAGGGTGGATGCCATTGGCAGCGCCCCACACCAGCCACTCTTCGACGGATGGTTGACGCACCTCCAGCACAGTGAAGCGGTTCATGGTATGAGCAAGGAACGTATCGCCCAGCCCCTCCTCGGTCAGGTTGCAAGTGGCAATGCCCATACTGCCAGCAGGCATCAGCTTATCCGCAACGCGCTTGGGGTTCTCGAACATGGGCAGCACCATGTTCAGCATAGAGCGCGATGCCTTGGCCAACTCGTCAAACACGATAACCACGGGCTTGCCGGTGTGCAGCTTGAGCGCCTCGTTGGTGAAGAACCGCATGACGCCGGCCTCCTTGTCGGGGAACGGGATAGCCGTATCGCCCTCGGCCTTGGCCGTCATGTCGAAGTAGACGTATTCATACTCGTTACCCAGAAGCTCACGCAGCATGGGTAGGATGCTCGACTTGCCGATGCCCATGGGGCCACGCAGCATGATGTTGTTTGTTGTGCCGACCGCAGCGATCAGCTGCGCTGCCTCCTTGAGGGAGACGCGCGAACCAAAGTTGATTGAAGTCATGTTGTGTTTGCTCTTTCGTTGCTTGTTTGCCGTAGTGCTACGGCAAACTGGGTTGGTTGCTTGGTTGCGGGCGGGTTGGTTCCCGCCTCACCCTCTTCTTATAGCAGAGTAGGTGGACAAAGTCAAGGTTCAGTCGACGGTGATGCTGACACTGATACCCACACGGTAGTGGTGATACGCAGAGCCGCCTGTGTCGAGATCGGTCCTATCTTCGCCCACACGGGCATACTCCCAGCAGGCGCAATGCGTTTCGAAATCCTCGGTATTGAACGCTGCCTCGAACCGCTCGATGGCAGCCCATACGTCCTTCACGTAGTCGAAGTCATCATACCACTTCACGTCATCATACTTGACGGTGATGATGTCATCGTGGCTCTCGATGAAGGGGTCTGCCTCCCTCGGCCAGTTCTCCTCTACCCATAGCTTGATAGCTGGGAACATCTCTAATTTGTTGGGGTTCGCATAGAAGGCGAACGTCACATCGCTACGGTAGCCCATCAGCTTGTCCTCTTCGGGTTTAACTGCGCTAGCTCAGCGCGGTTGGTGATAACAACGTAGTTGCTCTTGTTTAATGGTGCGCTGCACCATTTCACTGCGCGCGCAGAGAAGTCGCCACACGACAGGCAGGTGTTGTAGCCCAGCAGGGCGCGGCGTTCGGAGTATGTCTCTCCACAGGATATGCACTCAGGCATTGGTTTGCTCCATAATAGCTTGAAACAGCTCCTCTGCGCTCATACGCTCGTAGCCCGCACGTTGGCGGAACTTCTCGTGCATACGCTCGTGCTCGACGATGAACTCCTTCTCGCGCCTTGACATGCGGTCCCACACACGTTGCGTCAGGTTCACAGGCTTGATGACTTTACCCATTGTCTTGCTCCTTCTTGGTTTGCCGTAGCGCTACGGCAAGCGTGCAGAGGTAGTCTGCATCTGGTTTGCGTCTGGCCTATCAGACCAGACCACACTCGGTGCCGACAGGCAGGCGGTCCCAGCCAAAGTGTTTCTTGAAGAACCGCAGCGCCTCGCGTTTGTTGGGAGCCCATACGGGCGAGTAAAGCTGTCCTCTACAGGACACCCAGTATTTCCGGCTCATGGGTTTACTCCTTCTCACCAAGAAGGGCGACGATACGGTCTCGCACATCGCGGGGTTCGCGCTCCAACACATCCACAAGTGCGTGAAGCAGGGTGTTGTCCGTCCAGCCGCGCTCGTCGGCTATCGTCCAGACAGCGTTAAAAAAGCTATCCATGCTCACTTGTCGTCTCCCATGAGCGCACCGCTCTTCACCATGTCCTTCAGCCACTGGGTAAAACCACGGCTGCGGAACAGCTCGTTCTGGTTGTGGCGCGTATCGCCCTCCCGCACAGCTTGCCTGACAAGCGCAACTGCCTCGTCGTCCGGCAGGGTGCGAAGGTGATCCATGAAGACGTCGCCATCATTTATGTGGATGGTCCATTTCTTTTCCGCGAACGCGATAGCGTCGAGCAGGCTCGGCTCCGGGGTCATGTCCGCCAGTCGTTTCCAGTTGGTCATGGTGTCTGTCCTTTCACGCTGCGCGGTTCATAATCATGGTGCGAAGCCATGTGCGGCTGACCTTGGCGGTCTCGCAATGCGGGTGGGTGTAACCCCGGTGGTGAGTGGTGGTGATGCTGCGCCGGTCCTCATTCTCGAACCACTCGGTGCCATCCCACAAGAACAGGGGCCAGTGGTCGCCATAAGAATAGACGACGTAGAGGGAAGGCGTTTCCCAGCGGGCAAACAGTTGACCGTTGCTGGTCTGGAAAGCCTCGCGGGATTGAACCTTGGCGCGGGCCTTCTGGCGGATGGTGTAGTTCTTGCTCATTGTGTTGTCCTTTCTGTGTTTGCCGTAGTGCTACGGCAAAGTTAGCTGTGGAAGCCGAAGTGGTCGTCGTGCCACACAGCGCCAATCTGATAGGCGATGGTCTGTGGCTCGGTGGTGTTGTGCCGCCAGTAGGTAGCGATGATCTCAGGGTTGCCGCAGTAGACGCCACCGATGATGCGAACCTTCGCCATGTTCAGGTTCCACTGGCTGAGATAGCCAATGGCGAAGAACAGCTCCTTGTTGCCCACGATTTCCGCGATAGCCATCATCGCGTCAGCGTCGATAGCCAGCTCTATTGTCCGGTCAGTCATTGTAAGATTTCCTTTCGAGGTTTGCCGTAGTGCTACGGCAAAGTGTGGCGAGAAGCGCCAATGTGCAGGGCGGAGTTGCCCTGACTTGTTACGTATAGCACATAAGGAGAACAAAGTCAAGCTATTGTAAGATTATTTTCTTACAATGCAGTGTAAGATTGAGAGAAACCCAAAAGTGCCGTCTTACGCACTTTCTTACGCGAATCGGCCTATAAAACCAGCGTGTTAGCTCTGTATTGTAAGATTGAGAGGAGATTTTAAGATTTATTATATAGGGGGGGAAAAATAGGAAAAAACCTATTGAGAGGATGTGGTATCGGCGGAGAAGCCCGCGAATCCGGGTATCTTTTAAAAACTAGGAAAATGGCCTCTCAATCTTACGATACCCCTTAACCCGTTGTGGTTGCATAACTTTTTCGGCGTAAGAACCTTACAATACGTTTCTTACGTTAAGTTTTTTCTTACGATGCTTGCGGTGTAAGATTTTGCCGTAGCGCTACGGCAAACAGCGCCCGCCCACTCGTTCATTACTGTCATAATGAGTTAGCCGTAGCGCTACGGCAAACCGGGATTTCTTACGATACCTATTGTAAGATGCGCCGCCCGCTCACTCGTTCATCACTATCATGCGTGGGCTAGGCGCGATCCAGATGCTGGCTAGGTCGGCCCGCCCACTCGTTTCTTACTATCACGCGCGCCCGCCGCGCGGTGCGCGGCAGGCACAAAAAAACCCCGCTTGGCACGGGGCCAAGCGGGGCAGGGGAGACGGGACAGGATCAGGCGGGGTTGCAGCGTGGACCCCAAACACGGCGGGTTACAGCGCGGCGGGGCAGGTCAACCGCATGGCCGGTAACAGTGGCAGGGCCATGGCCCTTGGCGTCAAACGCTTGCCAGTGAAGCTCGCGCCGTGCGACAGCGGCGATGCGGAAAAGGGCGAGGGCGGTTTGCATTTTGGTCAACATGGGAAGTCCCTTCACGAAAAGATGGGGGCAGGCGGGATTGCCTGCCCCCTAGGTTGTTACGCCTTAGCGGCAGCGGCAGCGGCTTCTGCCGCGATGATTGCAGCGCAATCACGGGCAAGGGCTTTGACGAAAGCAATCCGTTGATTGGTGATTGCTTCCTCCCCAGCGGCAACCTTTTTGATGTAGGCGGTTGCAGCGCGCAGCACGTCCGTTGCGGAAGCCGGAACCAATTCAGCCTTGGCTGGCGTCTTGCTCTTGCCGGGAGCCTTGCCGCCATTGGTTCCCTTGGCATTCACCTTGCGAACAAGGGCGGAAGTGGATTGCTTGGCCACTTCCAGCAAGCCCTTGGCAACGGCGGTGCCATTACCCCCAGACAAGGTGAGCTTCCCGTCAACCATGCTTGCGGCAATCGTGTTATCAGCAAGCGCAATGGCAGTCTGCAAAGCCTGCCCCTTGATGATTGCCCATCCCTTGGCAGCGGCAGGCGACGATGCATCGTTCACGCCAGCATAGGCCATCACGGCGGCGATGAAGCCCGTGAGGCGAAGCGGCTGTTGCTTGCCGCCCACATAGAACGGTGCAGCCTTGCGGGCGTAATCGTAAAGGCTGGCGTGCTTCGTTTCGATGACGTTGCCACTCTTGCGGTCGCGTGACTGGAATTCGAAGCGGTGGGCCAGCAAAGCGGGGCAGGCAAGCGCGGCAATCAGCTTGTCGGTTGCGGTGCCCTTGGCGGTGTCTGCCTCTATTGCCTTGCGACCTGCCCCAACGGCGGCGGTGACGGCGGTGCGAAGGCTTGCCTGTTGCTCAATGGTGAAGCCGGCAATGGCCACGGTGGAAACGGTGGCAGTGGCAGCCTTGCGGATTTTATTGGTCGTCATGGTGTGTTGCCTTTCAGTGATGTGCGGCGGGCGGAATGCCGGCGGCAAAGCCCTTGTCGGCTTATACTGTGTCAAAGTCAAGGGCGGGCTTGTTTGCCGTAGTGCTACGGCAAATTGCTGAATGAAAACAAGGGGTTGGGGGTTGTTACCTAGGGAAGCTCAACCCCTAACCGCCCCCCACCCCCCAAACGCCGGCAAAGCAGCCCGCGCCT